TAATCCTTGATGAGGGTTTCAAACGACGTGCCTTTCTGTTTGGCGCGGTTGGTCATGGGCTGAACCTTTCGTTACGAGAAGTCCGAGGGGAAGCACTCACGCGTCGTGTCAACTCCCTAGACAACAACTGTGATCCGCGTTCACACCTATCGAACACAGATTCGACCATCTTCCTGTAGGCGCGAGCCTTACGGTGTTCCTCTTGCTGAGCGGTGACTCGTGGGTCGATGTCGCGGCGGGCCTTGGCGATGGTGACCCTGTCGCCCTTGGCCTCAACACCCCATTGCTCTATGAGCACCTTCGACTCCAGTATGCGACAGAAGTTCGCCTCGCGCTCCTCGGCTACCTCCGCCTGAACCAACTCAGCCTTAGCATAAGAGACCCATGCCATGAACTCCCGATACGTATCCATAAGGTCCGCGTCGTCAAGGTCATCAAGGTGCACCGGGAGGTCGGGAACGCCGTCGCCGGGGCGGTCAGGGAACGAGAACTTGTAAAGGAACTTGGTAAGCGGTGGGTCTTGTTGCTCTCTGCTGATAACCCTCATGAGAAACACTCCTTCTTGAAGGGGCAGAACTTACACCCAGAGCAGGTCTTGGATACTGCCCACGTGGGGCGGTCGGGTGGGGTCTGGGCATCCAGATGCTTCATAACGAGTTTGCAGCCCTCCAGAAGGGGGGCGACCACCTCGGGGTTGAACTTGACCTCAAACTCTTTTACCTGTTGTGAGGGCTTCCACTCGTATATGAACACGATGGTGTCGACCTTGCGGCAGTGCATGTAGATGTTCCCCTGCCGAATGTGGGCGGGGAAGGGGGTCTTGATGTTCTTCCACACCTCATCAAGGGTGAGTTTCCCCGACTCGTAGTCAGCGTAGAGCGTTGGCTTGTCCCAGCGCACAGACCCGATACCTACGCTCTTTATCTCTATGAGGGCGCGCCCCTTGTCGTCCTCTATCTCCCCGTCAGCGTGGCCGATGATACGGTGCTCGTCATCCCGTAGGGGTACCTCACGGTAGGTGATGTCAATGCCGTGGCAGTCGGGGCACTCAAGGGGAGACTTGCCGAACCACGTCGTGCTGCACTCACGGCAGGACCACCTGCCAACAAGCATCCCAGACTCCCAGAGCCAGTTCTGCCACTTGCTGTGGATGGCGTTGCCTTCCTCAAAGATGTTGAGGCGGTTGAAAGCAAAGGATTCAGCAGCCTTGGGGGCACCTGTGATGGTGTACCACGACGCCCTCGGACACCAGTCCTTCTTGCTTATCTCGCTGGGGTGGAGGTGTTGGGTGTCCCGTAGTGCATTGCGGGCTTCAACTTTCTTGACAAGGGCCAACTCAACTTTAGGCAGCACCCGACCAGTCTTACCCAGCAGGGACTGGCGGTAGTTCTTGAGATACCAAGGGGTATCAGTCACTAATCATCTCCAAGAAATCGTCTTCGTTAAGAATGACGTAGCGCTTACCGCCCAAGTCAAACTGTAGAACAGGTGTTCTATCTTCTAGCACGGCCTTGACCGTGAGGTCACGCAGGTCGGTGAACTTCACCGTATAGGACTTGGCGTTGTTCGTCAACTTATTCTCTATGAGGAAGTCCTGAGACCGAACATCGTTCTTCCGCATCCAGCCAGAGCCAGACCCTGCGTTCCTGCTTCCCTTGTAGGTATCAGCAGACCTAGCCTCCTGCTTACGGGAGGCTTTCATAATGCTCTTATGATCCACTTATGGCGCGCTTGTACTCAGCAACGGCCGCGGCGGCGGACTTTGCAGCCTGCTGCATCTCGGGGACGAGGTACTCGGGAGTCCACGTGCCGTTGATAACCCGCGTGATCCACAGTTCTTGTGCTGTCTTAGTAGGGGTTTCCATGTTGTGTTCCTATCAGTTTGTGGTTTTGAGAAAGTAATCCGTGGCGATCTTCTTGAGATCATTCTGTAAGTCCAAGTCCTCTCGGACTCCCTGCACAAGTGCTTCCTTACCCTGCCACTTCTGGCCGTTGAAGGAGTAGAAAGCACCAGCGCGGGTGATGACATCAATGGAGATGCAGATGTTCACTACATCCTTCACCGTGTCGAACTCCCCTAGATGGAACCCTCGGGCGTTGGCGAAGTAGAAGTCGACTTGGGCCGTCTGTTGTGGGCGGTACGTCTTGTTCTTGATGGTGCGCGCCCTTATGGTCTGGCCGATTGCTTCGTCCTTGTCCTTGATCCACTCGTCGCGAGCAACCTCTACGCGTGCGAAGTAGTGAAAGTTCTTGGCCTTACCACCGGGGGTAGTACGGGGGTCACCATAGGTAACGCCAATCTTCTCACGCCACTGGTTGATGATGAGGCCGGTGCAGCCACGGTCATCGTTCACCATCGACCGGCGCTGTGACTTGGAGGACTTGCGCAGGAACTTGCCGGTGAGGCGAGCGCCTAAGCCCATGGTGAACTCGTCCATAGCCTTCTCTGCCTCGTCGCCGGGGACGAGGGCGGGCAGTGAGTCGATAACGATACAGTCCACGGCTCGGTTGTCCAGAGCACGCAGCACTAGGTCGTATGCGTGTTCCATCACGTTGGACTCCACCACCCACAGGCGGTCAAGGTCTACCCCGATGGACTGGGCGTAGTCGGGGACGAACTCCTCAGCGGCTACCCACATGGCAATCCACTCAGGGTCAAGCGCTTGATTGGCAGCGATGGTTCGATAAGCGAGAGCAGTCTTACCGCTGCTTTCGTTTCCGATTATCTCTGACCACTGGTTAGTGGGCCACCCACCACCAAGCATCAGGTCGAACGCTAGTACGCCCGTGGTAATCCGTGGGAGTTCTTCCCGAACCTGACTACCTTGAATGATGATGTCATCGCCGTACTTCTTGTTGATAGAAGCGATGATAGAAGCCAGCGACTCGCGCTGATCAACCTTAGACATGTTGTTCCTTTGTTATGCAGTCCAGTTGGACTGTTCTCCCTGAGAGTACGACCCGTTGTATCCGCAGGAGAAACAACGAGGGGCTGGTTGTGCGCCGTTCACGCGGTTGTTGCCGCGAGTGAAGACGAGGTGACTGCCACAGGAGGGGCATGAAAGCCCACCCTCTGTCCTTGCAGCCTCCCCGCCTTTCCACAGGTGAATGGCATCCCCCATTGATATCTGCTCGGTGGCGTGCTTGGAGGGGTCAAGCACGTGGGTGTTCTGGGCAGCGGGAGTAAGTGTGGGCGAGTTGGGTTGGGCTGGAAACCGAATGGGGGCTTGAACCGGAGGCAGGCTGGGGCGAGCCGGTGCAGGCTGGTTGTTTAGTTTCCGTGACCACCAATCACTACTCATCTAAATCCTCAATGATTGACTTGAACATTTCCCGTATGAACTTCTCCGACATCTCCTCAGAGATATCAACGGAGTCCCCAAGTTTCAATGTACCCGAATCAAGGAAGTACGAGATAAGGGCAACACTAAAGGAGACAAGTGCCTCAACGGTGTCACTAAACTCCTCAGATGACATGTCACCTGATATCTCGTTAAGTTCTACCGCCCAAGAGGCGCACTCTTTTATCACTTCGGTAATGCCGGTGCCCGACATTATCATCCACTTCTTGAACACGTCAAGAAGTTCGATGCGCTGAACGTCCTCAGAAGGGAGGGAGAAACCGGCGTCTGCCGCCAGTTTCTGTCCTCCCAAGACTGAGAGCATCAGAAAGAAGTTGCGCTTGGATACTGCCTCGTTCATCATTTACCCTTTGCTTCTGCCCAACTAAGGGCTGAGTGGCATGAAACTTTCAGGGGGATTCCATCATACACTCTGCCGTCGCCCATAGCAGTCATAAGAATGCTACGCATCTCGGCAGCCTCCCCTGCTGGAACGGCTACGACGAGTTCGTCATGGACTTGCACCAGCAGTTGAGCGTTGGAGTCACGGAAGGCTTCAGCACAGTCAACCATAGCCTGCTTACAGATATCCGCTGCTGACCCCTGCACCACAGCGTTGACTGCCTGACGCTCTGCGCGAGACTTGTCGCCCTTGTCGGACGAGAGCAGGTCAGGTAACCGACGACGACGGCCTGACATGGTGGTCACATACCCGAACCTACGCCCCTCTGCTACCACCGCCTGCTTCCATTTGGTGATACCTGAGAACTGCCGGTAGTACTGGTCGATGACATGCTTGGCGTGGTCTTCGGGGATTCCCGTGGTGCGGGCCAACTTCTGGTAGCCACCGCCGTAAGCGGTGAGGAAGTTGACACCCTTGCCCAGTTGTCGTTCCTCTGGGGTCACTTCGGACACGGGCTTATTCAAGCACAGGGCCGCAGCACCGGAGTGGATGTCCTCGTTGGACAGGAAGAAGTCACTCATCTTCTTGTCGTGGGAGAACATGCACATGACCCGCAGTTCGATTTGGTCGTAGTCAGCGACCAGCAGTTCGTACCCATCGGGGGCCACGAAGAGGCTACGGACGCTGCTATCCCTAGGAATGTTTTGCAGGTTGGGATTAGAAGAACTAAGACGCCCTGTCGCTGTGCGGTGGAGATGGAACGACGGGTGCAGACGCCCCCTCACCAACTGGGGCAGAAGCCCATCAACATATGTTGACACAAGTTTCTTTGTCTCCGACCACTCCAACAGCATCGGGATAACGGGATGCTTCGACTCCAACTTCTTCAGAGTCTCCTCGTCCACGGACGCAGCCCCAGTGCCAGTCGTCTTAGACGGCTTCAAACCTAAGCCACCCTCGCGCTTACCCTTGAACAGCAACTCTTGCTTGTGCTTCGTGCTGCCGGGGTTGAACCCCGGTGGGGCGTA